CTAATTTTTGTCCCTAGAAAAACATTTAACTAAACTGTAGATTACTTTCTTTTGCTCATCGTCTAAATGTCCTATATTGACCGCTTCTATATCGTTTAGGCCTAAAACATAATCAATTGATACATTAAACAATTTAGATAACTCTATAACAAAATTTAATGAGGGTATACTTAGCGCTGTTTCCCACTGGCTAACTGCGGCGCGAGTTACTCCAAGGCGTTTAGCAAGTTCGGTTTGCGTTAGCCCTGCTTTCTCTCTCAATTCCTGTATGCGTTGATTCGGTGTTGTATTCATCTTCTAACCCCCTTTTATAAAATAGAATAACTTAGCTTTTAGGTTATATCCTTATCGGATTAGAAAATATACTATCTAAAAGTAAAATTAAGCTATACAAAAGACTTATAGCGTGTTAAAATGCCTATAAAGAATATAGGAGGATTAAAAAAAATGAAAAAGAAACTTTTTGTTTTGTTTTTGGCGCTAAGCCTTGTTTTTGTATTCGCTGGGTGTGGTAGCAACGGCGAGCAAGGAAAAGAGGAAGAAAAACAACCTAATATTGAAGTTGTTAGCCAAACAATTTCAGAACATGATAATGGATTCTGGAAAACTATATTTACTGTTAAAAATAATACAAGTGAGCCAATTAATACAATTAGCCTTGTAATAAATGAATTAGACGCTAACGGTAACATTATTGGAACAACATACCCTCAAGACCCTTCGGTCGTTCAGCCGGGACAAACAATCAATTTAAATGCATTACACAAAGATAGCACTGGAATAGTAAGTGTAAAAGCCACTTCAGTTAATTATACGGCGGGAGAAGAACATCTAACAAATGAAACAATTGATAGCAATTTTAAACAAGAGAATTTAAAAAACACTGAACCTTTATTACTTCAATAGAAAGAAGAATTAAAAAATGAAGAAGAAAATTGTATTATTAGTATTAGTAATTGCTAGTGTTTTTACATTAGCGGCCTGTAGTAGTAAAGAAACAAACGCTTCTAGCCAAAGTGTAAGCAACAAAGAAAAACAAGAATTTGAGATGGAATTATTAGAACAAAATATAATTTCTTTGGATTCTGGATACTGGAAGATTGGTTTTAAAATTAAAAATAATTCAAATGAATCTATGAGTACCCCAACAATTAGCGTGGATTTATTAGATAAAAATGGAGATATTTTAGATTCAACAATGGGCGTAGGTAGCGCATTCATAGAACCGGGACAAAGCGCAACACTAAAATGTATAATAGAGGAGAATTCTAATATAGTCTCTGTAAAAGTGAGTCAGGGAACTTATTATCATAAGAATAACGAAAAAACACAACAGTTTCAAGGTACCTTTAGCAACGCAACGCCGCTACCGCTCCAGTAGTGGAGTTCATTCTTCAAGCCGCCAAGCGCGGCTTTACTTTTAACCAAAATTAACGCTTTAAGTAGCGAAAATATATAGGAGGCATTAAATGACCATATTAGACAGATTAAAAATAGAGCTTAACCAGAAGCCCTACTATACGGACGAAATTTTTAGCATGTATTTAGAAGAAAACGACCTAGACCCAGACGGCGAGTATAACAAAACAACCATGCAAAGGGGTTTGTATGGCGCTGTTTTGGACGTATTACAATCGCTGGCAAACGACATTGACCTTTTTAGGAAGACAGAAACCGAGTTTGTAAGCACTGGTGAGGCTTATAAATACCTACAACGCCGCCTTGACGATGTTAAGAACAGGATTGCCGCCATTCCAGATGAGGGCGAAAGCCGCACCGACTGGTGCTTTCCATTTGTTGGTTGAGGGGCGCGCCATGTACGATATCTTAGAGAGTAAATTTACAGAAACCCTAAAAAAAGAGGGCCGAGAAGTTAACATAGGCGATAAAACAATAATGGGCTTCTTTCGGCGCGTTGCAGACGGGAAAAACGAGAGCGGATACACACTTTTCTATACGACCCAAACTAACAAGGTGCCACAAGGGGCAATTATTAGTTTTGGCGCGGAAAATTACATGTGCATAAACCGCGAGAATAACCCGGTAGAAACAACAGTTTACAATAAATATATGCTAGAGCGTTGCAATTATATAGTTAAATGGAATCTAAATTGTAGTATCCTAGAGACTCCCGCAATTGTGGACACTGGCGCGCAAACTTTTAAAGGTAGCGGCGTTTTAATTGTAGACGGGCCTATTATGCTAACAATAGAAGATACCCCAGAAGCCCGGAAAATAGAGCCAAACCAGCGCTTTTTAATCGGCGGCGGCAATCCGTTTAAGGTTGTGGCGCGAATCTTTATGAATGGGAAATGTTATATAACCGGAAATGCGGACACCCTAGACCCGCTCGACGATTTAGAAAACGAGGTGGCGAACGGATTAGACTGTAACCCGCCTAAGCCGCCAGAGCCAAGCGAGATAACATACACTATAAACCCGCAAGATATTACAGAAATCGCGATGGGTGAAGAACAAATTTATACCTTTAAAAAGTGGGGCGATAGCGTAGAAATGCCGAGTGTTTGGGATTTCAGCGCAAGCGGCCCGGCTACTAAATATTATAACCTTACAAAGTTGAACCCCAACCAAGTAAAAATAGCATGTTTAAATAGTACCAACAGCCCCCTTAAGTTAGTTGCCGAGTGTGACGATGGACACCAGCTAACTATTATAATATGGTTAACGGCATGGTGATTCCGCAAAACATCAATTCAAAAAACCCTAGGAAAATCTAGGGTTTTTGAATTTTATAAAAAAATGGAAATAATGATAGGGACACACACCAAGAATGTCGCAGAGTTTCAACTCCAAAAACATTAGCTTTTTCTATAATTTTCCACTCCCCTTAAAAAAAGGGAGACTATAGTAGACACACCACGCTAAGAATGTGAAGTGTTAGAAATTTTTAAAAACCCTAGTCTTTTCTATCTTTTTCTTGTTCTACTAAAAAAAGGAGATAATAGTAAGTATAGCGCGCCAATGGTGTCGATGTTTAGAGATTTTTAAAAACACTAGCAAAAACTAGCATTTTCTAATGGTACTAAAAAATGGAGATAATGAAGATAACACGCGTTAGCATGTGGAGTGTTAGAAATTTTTAAAAACCCTAGTCTTTTCTATCTTTTTCTTGTTCTACTAAAAAAAGGAGATAATAGTAAGTAATATACTTAAGGGTGGCGAAAAAGTTTCAATTTAAAAAACACTAGCTTTTCCTATAATTTTTTTCTACCCTTTTAAAAAAGGAAATTGTGAAGATAACATGCGCCAAAGTTGGCGAAAAAACATAGTTTTAAAAAGTCTAGTCTTTTCTACCTTTTTCCCATGCTAGCAAAAAAAGGAGATAATGAAGATAACACGCGCAAAACGTGTAACGGTTTAGGCATTTTTAAAAAGCCTAGTCTTTTCTATCTTATTCTCGCGCTAGCAAAAAAAAGGAGATTATGAAGAGACGGCGCGCCAAAAAATAGCGAAAGCTTCAAAGTTAAAAACCATAATATTTTCTAGGTTTTTCTACACTTACACAAAAAAAGGAGATAATAGAAGAGTATTATTTTTTTATTTCTATTTACCATAAAATGGCTTAGCCAAGCCGTTTAAACAATTCCTATTTATAAGAAAGGGGGCTTTATATGTGGTTACAACTAAAACCGAACATAGCCAGAAAAGGCAATATTTATAAGGTTACCATTGGCGATAAAGTTTATAAAACCTGTGCCACTTGTGGCGCGTTTTTTGAAGTAAAAAGCAACGCCGCAAAATATTGTCCTCATTGTAGAAAAGGATATAACCGCCAAAAGGCGTTTATATAAATGGGTTACTTGTGGAGTAACCTAATCTTTGTTCGGGGTTGGCTACTTACCCCGCCAAAAAAGTAGTTTTGCCATAGGCTAACATCTCTTAGCCTTTTCTCCTAAGTCTAGGCTGGCCGCTTGCCTTTTTTAATAATAAAAAGCGGCAAATTTTGATGGCAAAAGCGCCAAAACTAAATTATAGGGTTGGCGCTTTAATACATATAAGGGAGGTTTTTAGAATGGAAACCCAGAACCAGAACGAACAAGTACAAGACGTACAGAATAAAGAGCCGGAACAGTTAACAATAACGCGAGATGAGTTTGAAAAGGCTATCCAAAGCGAAACCGACAAAGTGCGTACCAAATACGTACAACAGGTAAAAGAGTTGGAGGGTAAACTTTTAGAACTTACCCCGCAAGAGTTGACACCGGAACAGGCGCGAATAGCCGAATTAGAAGCCGAGCTAAGCGCCAAAGAACAACAAGCGGCCTTAACAAACAAGGGCATTAGCGCGGATTTAATACCATTTCTTAGAGATGGCATAAACCCGGACGAACTTACAAACGTTTTAGAGCGGCTTGTTAATAGCCACATGGCGGCTAGTGGTTATGTTCCTCAAGGGCATAGCGCCAATGAGGGCCTTAACGCGGAACAGTTTAAGGCTTTAAACTATCAAGACCGCGCAAGCCTGTATGAACGTAACCCCAACGCTTATAAAATGTTAAGCAAAAATTTTAAATAAAAAAAAGGAGCAATTATAAATGAGTTTATTAATCCCAGAAGTATTTGCGGACGCGATTAACGCAAAATTAGATACAACAATCCGAATCGGCCGGGTAGCATTTGACGCTACCTCACTTGTCCCAGATATTTTAGTAGCCGGAGATACCGTACATTTCCCCACCTTTAACAGGGTTGCAGTGGCAGAGAGTGTTACTAAAGGCACCGCCCTTAATCCTAAGGTGGTAGACATGACAGACGCACAAGCACCCATTAAGTGGATTGGTAGCGCGGTTCGCGTATTCGACGCAGAAGCCGCACAGATTAAGGGGGCGGTTATTGACCAAATGGCAATTCAAGTCGCGGAGGCGATGGCTAAGAAAATCGACAATGATTTAACCGTTGCCTTAGACACCGATATCGCCTACAAAGCGGCCGCGGCGGCTGGTGACGCGATTACAAGCAAGGAACTTGAGGGCGGCTTTGCCAAGTTTGGAGATAACATCGATACCGCAGGATTTGCCGGGATTATTATTAATAGCCGTCTGTTACCCTCTTTCTATTCTATGCCAGAGTTTACAAGCACACAGTTAACATACCAGACCGACGGTAACGGGATTGTTACAAACGGCATTATTGGCCTGTATAGGGGGATTCCGGTCATTGTCTGCGATAACGGCACCTACGAGACTGGCAAGAGCGAATGTAAAACTTATATTGTTAAAACAGGCGCTCTAGGCTACGTATTCCAAAGAAATATCAAAATCGAGGAAGACCGTCAAGGCCTACTTCTGGCCACTGATATTATCGCAAGTAGCCTTTACGCCACAAAATTAATTGATAGTACTGGTGCGGTAGTAATCCGTAAAACAATTGCTTAAGCGTATAATTGGTAGTTTTTACTACTAATTAATATATAAGCCGCGCCAAGCGCGCGCAACCAAAAGATAACGGCAAACTAGTATTCGCGGACGAACCGCAAAAATAACATCTAATTCTTCTTAAAACTATACATTGGGTTTGTCTTAATGTATAAAACGCTTTTTGACACCCATAATCAAAAAAGCGGTGGCGGGCGGGCTTGCCCCGCCCCTAACCAAAATGCATTTGTTTTAATCTTTTAGTTAGAGCATACTTATTTGAAAAATAAGCGGACTTTTTTTATTTTAGGTATAAGTTATAGGCTAACAAAAATAAAGCCGCTCTATAAAAAAGCTGTTTTTGTAAAAAGTGCATTTTGGTTAGTTAAAAGATTTAAAAAGGAGGTTTGACTATGTTAACACCACAACAAATTCGCGATTACCGCGAAAGAGAGGGATTAACCCTAAGAGCGGTAGCAGAATATGCCGGGATTACAGCCACCAATATCGGCCAACTTGAGCGCGGCGAACGCCAATTGACAAAAGAAAATTACCAAAAGGTAATTAACGGTTTACACAGGGCGATTTTGGCGCGCCAAAACGAAGCAGAATAGTTTCACTTGCTCCGGCTAGGGGCTTATAGGGTATTTATACAATAGGTTTAAAAATTGGAGGTATAAAAAGATGTTTAGTTTAAGACATACCACTTTATTTATAGAAACAACTAAAGTTTTTAAAAATAGAAGTGGTACAAAAGAATTTAAAACAAAAGTTAAGTGATTGGTACAAAGACTTAAACGGCAAAGACTATGCGCTCGTGTTAACAGACGACGCGGATAGTTTATTAACATGCCAATATTTACAAGCAAAGTTCCCCGGCCTACAGGTCGGGGGCTTTTTTAATTTTGGCGCACTTTACATAAATTTAGAACGTGCCAAGGGCAAAAAATGGGTGTACATAGACGCGGACATAACGCGGGGCCGCTGTTTTGGGAACCATAGAGCGCCAATAGATAACCCACTAGCGCTTAACCCTAACATTATTGCCCCACAAGCTTATAACCAAAAATATATAGGTTCTACCCTACTATGGGTAATGGCGCTATATGACGAAGACTTAGGCGCACTAAACGAACAAGAGTTAATAAAGCTACTTTGTATAGATAGCGCATATCTAGGCTACTACAACAAAGGTGGCGCTTTTAAACATATAAATCAAAAATGGTTTAGCGCTTTAGGATACCCGGAGTTAAGCGACCTTCTAGAAGCGCACCAAAAAGAAGATTTTGAGCAGTATATCACCCAAAACAACTTAAAGGGCAAGATAAATATAAAAAATGGCTACCTATATAGCGCGCTTAATGTGCCCTATAACCACAAATTTGAATTGCTTTCGCAATATAAAAAAGAGTTTGTAACATTGGAACAGTTAAAAAAGATAGAAAAAAGTACGATTTTCAACGTTGTAGAAACCTATAAGGATAGATTTGTTATACAAAAAAGAGCCAGCGTTACCCCGCTGGCAAAATTATTGACATAATATTCAAAACATGATATAATTTTAAATTATTTAAAAGTTGCTATAAAATTAAATATATTTAAATTATACACTTTTTCTGTTACTGTGTCAAGCACAAAAAAAGATTTAAGAAAGATTTAAAGGAGATATTAAAATGCAGATTACAAATGATGAATTTAATGAACGGTTTTTTATTTGCTTTAGTAGACCGCTAGCAGATTTTTTAGGAAACAGGGGCTTGAGCTATATTATAAAAGCAATAGATAAAAAAACAGGCCGAATTTACACCCTTTTCGACAAAACGCCCGCTTTAGAGAGCGCTTTGGGCGATTGGGCTTTAGCCAAAGAGGAATGGCGCAATAAATGGTTTTACTAGAATAAAAAATAAAAGGAGATATTAACAGTGGATTTAAAAAATAATTTTTCTGCGGCTATGGAAACCTACGAACTTAACAGAGAGTTGTTTAGACTAAGGGGTAAACACAACGGTGCCAATATTGGCGATGGCGAAATTAATTTACTCGCCCACATTATAAGGTTACACACCAATAATTTTAAAACAAACGAAAAAAACTATTGTGGCGCGAGTAACGCTTACTTTCGGGATTACCTTTTTTTGCCCCAAAACGAAAGTGGCCTAAAAACCGTTAAAGAACGCCTTAAAAAGCTAAAAACAGCGGGCTTTATTACCACAAATGGTAAAACAATTAACCGCCAAATTTATGTTGATTTTAGCGCCATAAACGATGTTATTAATGGCGTTTTGGCCGCTGAGCCAACCCTAGAAGAGAAGAAAGAGATTAGCCGCCAACAGAGCCAAGAACGGCAAACGGGGAAAAATGCCGTTAAAGCGGAAATAGAAGACGCGCCAAACACCAAACCTAAAAAAAGCGCAGGAGAGATTATTAAATCATATTGGAACCCAAACGCGCCAGAAGATACAAATATTAAACAATGCCAGATTTGGCTAGATTATGCGCTTTCGGGTGAAGAGATTATGGAAATTGCTTATAATTTAGGCCTAAGAAGTTATAAACCAAATAAAAAAATTTACACTGACCCAGAATATGGATTTGAAGAAATGGACGGCGAAGACTGTCCTTTCTAACTAGGTACGATTTCTTCCCTAGTTAAAAGAAATATGCCAACTAGGTACTTTTTAGTACCCCTAATAATAAAGAATAATAAAAAATAATAATACTTATAATAACAAGATAATAAAAGCTTTGGCCGAATATATTATTAAAAAGAATACCGCGCCAATAGATAACTTATTATATTATAAGTTAATAGTAAATTTAAAATAGATATATTAAGTTAGTACTAAACCTTAGGTATATATAGTATTAAACTTTAGTACTAGATTATAAGTATATAAAAGAATACCGCGCCAATAATAGACTCTAAGTATATATATATATACTAAATATTAAATTTATATATAGAGTTATGGCGCTAGTTTAGGCGTATATTTGAAGGAATCTTAAATAAGGCTCTCAGTCTAGCCAGAAGAGCATAGGTGTAGTTACCAAGGGCTTTATGGTTATGGCGCGGATAAGATTTTAAGGAGATATAAAATGGATTTAGTAACAGTAATTTTAAATGGTTTAGTAAGTTATATAGTGGCAAACAGTTTATACGCGAGAGCAAAACGGAAAGATATTATGGATATGGTACAAAAATTAAAGGAGGCGGTGAATTATGCCAAGGCCTAAAAACTTAAACGATACAAGCGGGATTGTAACAAAAATAAAAGAAATGACGGGGTGTGACCACCTAGCCTATTATATTATTTGGAAATATGCGCCACAACTGTTAACCAAACAAAATTTAAATACTTTTGATGATTTAGCGGCCGCGTACGCGTGTTTCAAAAACAGAAACCAGTCTGGACTAGAAGCCAAATTGACGGAGCCGACGCAACAGGACGCAATTAAATACCTTTTGGAGCGGTTACACAAAAGCAAGCTTTTTGAATTGTACAACTTGTACTACAAGCGCGCCAAAGAAGATACAAATGCGTTCAGGGCATTTTTAGAATTTAGTAAAGATTTCTTTGGGCAAGAACAGAACGAGCTTATAGATATTCTAAAAGGCGTGGATATAAACGATTAGGGGTGATGGCGCTATTAATGTAAGAGACAAATTAATAAAAATAAAGCAGTCGCCCCGCCTATGGCTAGAGACCTTTAGTAAAGTAGTAGATAAGAACGGCGCTCTAGTGCCCTTTAAATTAAATCCGCAACAGCGCCAACTACTTGAGGGACTGGACAAATATAATATTGTCCTAAAAAGCCGCCAGTTAGGCGTAACAACGTTATCTTGCGGCTATTCTATATATTTAACCCAAAATAAACCGAATACGACATGTTTGTTAATGTCATATAGCATAGACAGTGCGACAGGTATTTTTGAAAAATTAAAACAACTTTACAACGATTTACCTAACGCTGTAAAGGTGCCGCTGGTAGCGAACAATAAGAAAGAGCTTAAATTTACAAATGGCTCTAGAATTATTGTAGCAACCTGCGGGAATAAGGACGTGGCGCGGGGGCTGACTCTTACATTTGCTCACCTTTCAGAAGTCGCGTTTATGAAAGACACTGTCAACAAGCAGATTCTGGCCATTGAACAGGCGCTAACGCCACAGGGCAAGATTATACTGGAATCAACCGCAAACGGCTTGAATGGATTTAGCGAGATGTGGACAAAAGCAGAGAGACAGAACAGCCTTTACAAGCCGTTCTTCTTTTCGTGGATAGATGATAAGTTAATGTTTGCCGATGAATACGCGCTATTTAACAAGCGATGGAAAGATTTACATGGCGCGTTACCTACCCCGGACGAGCTAGACGAGGTAGAAGCAGAACTCTACAAACAAGGGGCAACTATAGAACAATTGGTATGGCGCAGGCTAAAAATAGCAAATTCCGATGAAGAACAATTTGCGCAGGAATTCCCGGCGAATCCCATTGAAGCTTTTATATCTACGGGCAGTAACGTGTTTGATTCGGTTAAGATTGTTGAGCGCTTACAGTATGTTAATGAAGCAAAGCCGCTTTTAAATCCTACTGGCCTACCCGCTACCCTTAAGCCCTATTTAAAAAGAGAGTTGACCATCTGGGCTTTGCCCACTGGCGCTACCCGCTATTATATAGGCGTTGACACAGGCGAGGGATTGGGACAGGATTACAGCGCCATCGAGATAATTAACGCAGATGGCGAGCAAGTGGCAGAATTTAAAAGCAATAAAATAAAACCTTTTATATTCGCTGGCATTGTAAACGAATTGGGACTTTATTATAACAAAGCACTTTTAGTAGTAGAAAAGGCAAGCGCCGGGCACAGCGTGGTGGATAAGTTACGCCACGATTACAGCTATATGAACATGCTAAAATATAAAGAATATGACGCGCGAGGCAAAGCAAAGAAAAAAGTTGGCTTTGTAACAAACAACAAATCAAAGCCGCTAATGATTGCGGATTTCCAAGAGCTTTTCGAGACAAACCAACTACTTATTAATAGCAAAGACCTGTTAAGAGAAATGAAGCTCTATACTTTTCAAGATGGCAAAATGGAGGCCGCCGCAGGCGGTCACGACGACCTTGTTATGGGCACGGCTATGGCGCTAGTGGGCTTAAAAAGCGGCGTTAATTATGTATAGCTTTTTTATAGAGCGGTTTTAATTTAGCCGCCCTATAACTTATACCTAAATTTAAAAAAAGCCGCTTATTTTTAATTTAAGTGCCACCTAAATAAAAGATTAAAATACTTTAAAAGCATAAAAACGGGATAAAAGGTTATTAGCTAAAATCATTTTCTTAAGCAAAGCTTAACGCATTTTTGCTATAAAAAAAAGTTTTATGGCAAAAATTTTAAAACATGGTTTTTTAAAAATCGCACGCAAACTTTCTATTTATCCTATTTCCAAATTTATACAAGTACCCAATAAATAAAAAATAATAAAAAATAGGTACCCTTAAAAAATGGCTAAAATACATAAGGTCTAGCGTGTTTTTGACAATAATATTTGTTATTCTGCTAAAATTAGTAGGTACTTTACGCTAAAATAATAACAAGCTATAATACAACCATAGCACGAAAGAAAAAAGGAAGTGAAAAAAATAGGCTATTTAAATAACAAAAACATTCTTGAAGTGCCGCTTCAATTTGAGCACATGGCGCGAATAAGCAATGTGCTCAATATAAAAGAATACTTACTTAGACACCACAAGGTCTTAAGCCGACCGGATTTTAAGTTTAAAGACCAAGAATATATGAGCGCAAAAATCGTCTTTAACACCTTAAAAACGATTATTAATTTTCATACTAGCTATGTTGTAGGCAATCCGGTATCTATAACGGGCGACAAGGAAATAGTAAGCGACGTAAATAAGCTTTATAAAAAGGGTGGTTACAACAAGACAGATTATGAAATTGTGCAAGACTTAACAAAGTATGGTAATGCCTTTGAATATGTATATATGGATAAAAACGGTACGATTAAGAGTAAGGTTATCGCCAATGAAGACTCTTATCCTATCTACAACGATAAAGAAGAGTACGTGGCCTTTTTGGAACATTGGGAAGATTTACAAAACGCCGTTAAATACGATATTGTGTACTATCCAGGGATTGTCCAAGTATATAAGGACGAACAGTTAACAGAGGAATACCCCAATTTAAGCGGCTTGCCTATCCATTATGTATCGCTAGATAAAAGCGAATACAACTTTTTCGGAGACGCACCCTTACTAGATTTAATCCCAATCTTAGACCAAATAGAACGGCTTTTGTCGCGCCTAGACGACGCTATATATACCCTTAGCATGAATCCTATCGGGGTAAGCATGGGGCAAAAAATTGAGGGCACCGTACCAAAAGATTTGATTGGCGCTACCCTGAATCTTGAAGACGGGGGCGACTTTAAGTACTCGAACGCAGAATTAGACGAGCCAAGTATAAAGCTTTTGCTAGATACCCTATTCCAACAACTCTATACAGTGGCCGCTGTGCCAAGTGCCGTTATAGGCCAGAGTAACATCGCCAATGTTTCGGAAGTCTCTTTAAAACTGCTATTCGCCCAAGCTGATTATAAGGCAAGCCAAACGGCACAGACTTTAAAAGAGGGGTTCGCAAAGCGATTTGAATACTTTAGAAAGCTAAGCGCCAATAAATGGAGCGACGAACTTTTCGACACCTTAGACGTTAGTTTTAACGTGGCACGGCCCGTTGACACAAGTTCACAAATGAACGAGTTAAAAACACAATATGACATGGGCGCAATAAGCAAAGAGACCATTATAGATTCTAGCCCATACACCAAAAATACGGCCTTAGAATTGCAACGAATTGAAGCAGAAAAAAGCGCCAAAAACGTAAAACCTGTTATTATTGGCGCGGAACAAGAACAAGAGACAGCTTAAACCGGGGCGGCACCCCCGCCCCTAAAATTATAGCATTAAAGGAGATTTTAAAAATGGATTTAAATAAAATTAGATTTAATAGAACCGCTATTTTTAACACGAAAAATAACAATACAATTTTAGAAGTATTAGAACTAAAAAAACACGAGCCAAAAAATGATTGTCCGGTTAAAAAAGAAGATTTATTTAAAAATTACCCCGATATTGTAACAATTCCGCACGTTATGGAAATGTTACATATAGGTAGAACAAAGGCTTATAAGCTCTTAAAAACTGGTAAAATCTGGGCAAAAAGAGACGAAAGCGGTTATTATATAATCCCCAAAAGCGCAGTAAAAGAATATGTGCTAAAAGTTGAAAATCAAGCAAACATTTTAAGCGTCAAGCCCTTTACCTCTACCCGCAAAAGTGATATGATTAACCAAACGGTTGTGGGTTTGTAAAATGGAGGTAAAAAATGAATAACCCACAAAAAGTTAAAATTTCCAGTATAAGAGGGAACAAACGCGGCGTGTATGAGGTAGTATTAAGTTGGTATGGCCCGGATATTAAGCCCGAAACCAATAAACCCAAAAGGCACCAAACAAGCCACGACCTTAAAGACAAAGACGGTAATAAAATCCCCTATAAAACAGGTAGCAAAGCGGAACAGAATAAGTACAATGTTAATAGCTTAGCGGAACAATGGCGCGAACATGAAGAAGAAAAGCGTTTTCCTAGCGGCGGCATGTTGTTTCTAAGTTTTCTAAAGCAATATGAAGAACATGAGAACAAACGCGTAGAGCGCGGCGAAATACGACCGATAACGAGAGACGGCTATATAAGCGTTCTTAATGCAAATATTCGCCCCTATTTTAAAGATAAGAACCTAAAACTTGATGAAGTTAGCAAAGCCCACATAAATAGTTTTTATGACTATTTATTTGATGTTAAAAAACTCCACTCGATAAAACATGTTGCAAAAACTTTAAAACTAATTTTCAATTTGGCCGAAGACCTTGACTTAATAACAAAAAGCCCAGTACCAAAGCGCAGGAAATTAACGTCCGAATCGAACGAAAACCGCGTTAAAAAGCATTGTTTAGCCGAAGAGGAAATGGCAAAAGTGCTTGAAATTACTAAAGGTACCTACCTTTATAGTATACTACACGTTGGCTTCTATTACGGGCTTAGGCCGTCTGAGATTTTAGGCCTTCGCTGGCAAGATATCGACCTAGAAAACAAAACCATACATATTTGTTTCACCGCTGTAAAATCCAGTAGCGGTTTATATTGCGCCGAAAAAACAAAAACCGCAGATAGTAACAGAACGCTCCCTATCCTAGACGAAACTGTACAAATTTTTAAAGCGATAAAAACAGAACAGGAAGAAAATAAGCGCTTGTATGCTAACTGCTACCACAAAGAAGAACAGGACTTTGTATTTAGACAAAAAAATGGCAAGCCTTATTTACCTAGTTCGCTTCATCGTAAGTTAAACAAAATGTTAACAGATAATGGCCTAGAACCTATGCGCCTATATGACATGCGCCCTACCGCTTGCACCCGTATGCGCCAAAAAGGATTTGACGCTAATTTAAGGGCGAAATGGTTAGGGCACACGAAAACCGACATTACGGAAAATGTGTATACGCATGTTACACAGACGGAAGTTAACAATAGTGTTAACCAACTTAGATAA